TAGCACACTGGTGCTATCGAACGAGAACCAAACCTGCCGAGGTTAGGGAAGCTCCCACCTCTATAGGTGGGAGAGGATGTCACGGTTATACTAAAGTATTCTTACAACATAAGCCAAAGAAGAATATTTTCGCATACTCATAACCCAAAACTCTCTTTACACCAAACACACGTTCGTGTTATAATATCCAAGAGGTGAAATAAAATGTACAATACAACAAACATTCCAGAAGCTACCAAGAGAGTAAACATCTCAGGAGACACGCCTCCTGATATCTGGATGTCTATATTAGATTCTTATGGTAAGCTTCAAAAATTCCACATCAGAGAATTACTCCTACAGGGTACTAGAAAAGAAACCAACTCGGCAAGACAAGAACGTGAAGTAGAATATTACAAAAGCAGAATAGAAGTGTTAGAACGATTTAACATCTCTACAAAGACAAAGATACTAAAATACATTCCATCATCTGACACATGGTATATTTGCGGAGAATATGCAGACCTATTACAATCACAGAGTTATTTAAACAGCTAAGGAGATATACAATGAGAATATACGAATACAACGAAAGTGACAAGACACTCAATACAGAGTGCGGATTGTTCCACATATGTGACACAGTACAACTCACAGAAATCGACTCTCAGACACCTATAAAAACAGTCTTATATGGAGCTAGAATTGATTCTACAGAATCATTCTTTGACGAGAAGTGTGGGATGCCTTTGTACTTGTCTGAGCATGAAATAGATGGTATGTGTAGAGTAGAATAAATTATATTGACATGTATTATTTCTGGTGTTAATATGATTATAAAGAAAGCAACCCACATATTTTAATCGATCCATATTGGAATCTAAAGTATACTAATGATATTTTTAGAATAATAGGGTCATAGTGGAATGTTAATTTTATGAGTAAAATAAACAAAAAATGACATTTACATGTGGGTTGTTTTTGCACATAA